GGCGAAACAACCTAATCAAAAATCTCGTCAACGACATTGACGGCAACACATTAGTTCTCTTTAACTATGTGGAAAAACATGGTGACCCTTTATACGAACTAATAAATAATTACATTAGTGACGATAGAAAAGTATTCTACGTCCATGGTGGTACTGATACTGAAGATAGGGAACAAGTAAGAGCAATCACAGAACGCGAATCTAACGCTGTCATCATTGCATCTTACGGTACGTTTTCCACAGGCATCAACATCAAAAAATTACACAACATCGTATTTGCTTCTCCATCCAAATCTAGAGTCAGGAACTTACAATCTATTGGTAGAGTTCTTCGCAAAGGAGATGGAAAAGATATTGCTACCTTATATGATATCGCTGACGATATCTCTGGTCGTAGAGATAACTATACATTAAAACATCTCTATGAAAGACTTGCAATCTATCAAGAAGAGAACTTTAAGTACGAGACTATAACCATAGACTTAAGGTAAGGATGGAAGAAGAATTTTATGCAACGTTAAAACTAACATCTAATGAAGAAATCATTGCTAAAGTATGTTATCTAACTGAAGAGGAATGTTTACTTGTGGAAAAACCCCTACTAGTAACCAGGACTAATTCAAAAAGAAATGGTAGATTAGTAGAGGGATTTACACTGGGTGATTGGGTAGCATCTTCTTATGAAGAACTATACATTATAAAGATGAGTCAAGTAGTTACTATTACAGAACTAGATCCAAGAATACTTATCTTCTATGAAAGACATATATCTAGAGAAGAAAGTGATGTATCACCAGATAAGATCTCTAGAGAGATGGGTTATCTAGGATCAGTATCTAGTCAAAAAAAGAAACTAGAGGATCTATTTAATAAAAGCTAGTATGTCTCTTGAACCCTTGACAGAGTTATTCTATAGGTGTTAGGTGTATTTGTCAAGCCCTGTGGAAAACTTTTGACTTGACATTCTGTTCATGATGTACTATACTGTTTGAAGCAAACGGTATGGTATGAAGAAAACCAGAACAAAGACAGAGTATTACGTAAACAACAAGGAGTTTCTTGCTGCTGTAATCCTGTTGCGTGATTTCTTCCTGGACGGTGAAAGTCTTGGGCATAAGTCGTACCTTGAATCTATTCAGTATTACCGTTCCCATAGAGATAGACGAACTGCCGTCAAGTTCAGGCGATGCTATGAATACCTAGGTGATTGCTTCTCCAAGATTGCTACACACCTATCATACAAACCTAACTTCGTCAACTACATGTTCCGTGAGGACATGATTTGTGATGGTGTTGAGAACTGTATTCAATACATCCTCAACTTTGACCCAGAGAAATCTTCCAACCCGTTTGCCTACTTTACCCAGATCATCTACTACGCCTTCCTTCGTCGCATTCAGAAAGAGAAGCGTCAGTTAGAGATCAAGAGTAAGATCCTAGAGAAGTCTGGACACCAAGAGATCATGCACACTGATACGTATGATGGTGACATGGCAGGCATGAATGCCTCTTACTCTGACATGGGTAGCATTAAAGAAAACATTGAAACTAGAATGAACAGATGACTGTAGCACTTATTACTGATCAACATCTCGATGGTCGTAAGGGCAGTCTGGCATTCTGGAACTACTTTCTGAAGTTCTATGATGATGTGTTCTTTCCTACACTAGAGAAGAAAGGAATCAAAGAGATCATCGACCTGGGTGATACATTCGACAATCGTAAAACGATTGACTTCAATGTCTGGGATCGAATTCGTACTCACTACTTCGACCGCCTTGCAGACATGGGCGTCACGGTACATACAATCTTGGGTAACCACTGTGTATACTACAAGAACACGAACGCTATCAACTCTCCTGATCTATTGCTAGGTGACTATGACAATATACGTGTCTATGATGAGGCTACTACTGTTACTATTGAGGGCAAGAGAATTTGTTTCGTCCCTTGGATTAACAGGGAGAACGAAGAGTACACGATGGAGCATCTTAAGCAGACGGATGCACAAATTGTCATGGGACACCTCGAACTTGACGGGTTTGAAGTAACACCTGGCATGAAGATGGAGCATGGTATGGATCCCAAGATCTATAAAGACTTTAAACAAGTCTTCTCGGGTCACTTCCACCACAAGTCAAGCAAGGGTAACATCACATACCTTGGCAATCCTTACCAGATGTTCTGGAACGATTATGCTGACCAACGTGGATTTCATCTCTACGAACCAGCAACAAACAAACTTCGTATGGTCAAGAATCCATACGAGATCTTCAAGAAGGTGTACTATAACGATGTAGATAAGGACATGGTTCTGGACTACACCGAATATACAGATACCTTTGTCAAGGTCGTCGTTGAAGAGAAAAAAGACTACTATAAGTTTGAACAAGTCATTGAAAACTTGTACAACGCTGGTGTCCATGATGTAAAGGTTGTTGAGGTTCTTGTTGACGAAGACAATGTAGAAGAACCTGACCTAGAAGTTAAGGATACACTGACTCTACTTAACGAATATATCGATGAGGTGGATATGCAGGTAGAGAAATCCGACTTGAAGAAACTTATGAGATCGCTATATATTGAAAGTTGCGAGATGGTTTAATGTCTTACATCTTAACTCTCAAGGATAAACCAGAAGGCGTCTTCTCTATTATTGAGAAGGAGACTGGGGATCACATTGTTCCTATCTTTGACGAGTTAGATGACTGTGAGCGTTATGCCATTCAATTGTCTGAATCAGAAACAGACCTGGCACTTCAGATGATTGAAATAGATAAAGAATTTATTGTGTCTGCGTGTGAGGACAGAGACCAAAAGTATGCTATAATTACCGTGGACGACTTCATCATACCCCCTGACGACTTTACATGATTACGTTTGAAAAAGTTCGCTGGAAGAATTTTCTTTCTACTGGCAACACCTTTACTGAAGTCGATCTGACTGCCAGCAAAACCAATCTTATTATTGGCACAAACGGAGCGGGTAAGAGCACCATCTTGGATGCCCTTACCTTTTCCTTGTTTGGCAAACCTTTTCGTAAGATCAACAAACCGATGCTGGTCAACAGCGTCAACGAAAAGGACTGTATGGTAGAGATCGAATTCAAGATTGGTCCTAACGAATTTGTAGTCAAGCGTGGTATTAAACCAGCGAAGTTCGAGATCTGGCAGAATGGGGCAATGCTGGATCAGTCCAGTAATGCTGCTGACTATCAGAAGCAACTGGAACAGAACATCCTGAAGATGAACTATAAGTCGTTCACTCAAATCGTTGTGCTAGGTTCGTCCACGTTCGTTCCGTTCATGCGACTGCCTCTAGCACAGCGTAGAGAAATTATTGAAGACATCCTGGACATCCAGATCTTCTCAATGATGAACATTGCTCTCAAAGATAAACTGAAGACCTCTACCGAAGAGATGAGAGAGGTTGACTACAGTGCTGACATTGCAGAACAGAAGATTAGTATGCAGCGTCAGTTGATCGAGCAGTTGTCTACTCGTGATGAGTCGATGATCAAAGAGAAGCAAGATCGTATTGATAGTTTGTTAGCAGAAGAAGAAATTTGTCAAGCTTCTGTATCACAACTTAATGAAGAATCACAAAAACTTTGTAAAGATTTAGAAGAGTTGTCTGGTGCGAACAAAAAGTTAAACACTTTAAACAACTTGAAAGGAAAACTTACTAATAAGTTGACAACTTATAAGAAACAACATGAGTTTTTTGAAGAAAACGACACATGTCCTACGTGTAGTCAATCCATAACTAAAGAAGTTAGAGAACACAAAGCAGGTGTAATTAGAAGTCAAGTAAAGGAACTTGTTCTTGCTATCGAAGAACTTCGATGTAACATGTTGGATGAACAAGAGAGATGTGATAAGCATACAGAGATCTCTAAAGAGTTGAGTGATGTTCAACAGAAAATTGCTGGTCACAATGCTACTGTTACACGCATCAACAAGAACGTCAGGCAACTGATGATTGATGTAGAAACATTACAAAATTCTAAAGATGACAATTCTGCAGAGTATGAGAAGTTAAAATACCTAGAGAAGGAACATGATGACCTGAAGCGTCAAGTTGCTTTCGTCAAAAAAGAACGAGACACTTTGCTTGCAGCAGGACACCTACTCAAAGATAATGGTATTAAAACCAGGATCATTAAGAGATATCTGCCAGTGATGAATAAACTCATCAACCAGTATCTTCAGAACATGGACTTCTACATCAACTTCGCATTGAATGAGAACTTTGAGGAAACGATCAAGTCGCGGTTTAGGGATATCTTTTCTTACGAATCTTTCTCTGAAGGAGAGAAGGCTCGTATTGATATCGCTCTGTTGCTTACTTGGCGTAGTGTCGCTAAACTTAAGAATAGCGTGGATACTAACATCTTGATCCTTGACGAGATCTTCGATGGTTCTCTTGACCAGAACGGTACGGGTGAACTAGGATGGATTCTTCGGAACTTCGACGACAACACAAACGTGTTTGTCATCAGTCACAAGGAGAGTTTGGAAGGTAAGTTCGATCGAACCCTCATGTGTGAGAAGGTCAAGAACTTCTCGGTCGTTAAGGAGACAGTTGCAGAAGCGGTCTAGGGGTGCCTTCGGGCACCCTTTTTTTGTATATACTATATGCATCAACGCAAGAGACCCGATGAACACCGCAGAAATCAAAGGTAACCTCGCCCGCCTGCTTGCCACCGAGAACCTGGTGGTTGAGCACCGTAAGGTCTCCACCGCATCTTTCAACGTGGATACCCGTGTCCTCACCCTGCCCATCTGGAACGCTTCTAACAGCGTCTACGACCTGCTGGTGGGTCATGAGGTCGGTCATGCCCTCTATACCCCCAACATCGACTGGGCAGAGGTGGCACAGGTGCCCAAAGATTACGTCAACGTGGTAGAAGACGCTCGCATCGAGAAGATGATGAAGCGAAAGTACCCTGGTTTGTCCAAGACTTTCTTTAAAGGATACCAGGAACTTGACAACCAGGACTTCTTCTCGATCAATGATGAAGAACTGGATAACATTTCTTTTATTGACCGTATTAATCTTCACTGCAAGATTGGTGCCTTCTCCGCCATGCCTTTCAGTGATGAAGAGCGTGTGCTGGTCAAGAAAGTTGAGGATTGTGAGACTTTCGATGATGTTATCGCTGTCTGTAGGGAGATCTACGCTCATTCCCAGAAGGAAAAGCACGTAGATGCACCTGCAAATCCTAATTCTGGTGCTGCTCAAGGCACTGCAGAACAAGTAGATTCTCAAGAATCGAAGCAAAACAGTGAATCTCCAAGCACCGATGGCGCACAATCTGTGCAGCAAACTGACAGTGACGAAGGAGAGCAAGTAGAAGAAAACGCAGCAGCTGGTGGTTCTGCTGGTGGTGATACTGCAGCAACTCAACGTGCTTT